GAATGGTTCTCATGCTATTTTAAACAGAGGCGATACAGTTTATAATGGAAGAACATTTAAAACAACAAAAATATGTTTGCAATATGCAAAACCATTATTAGCATTTCAGAAAAGTTTTCTGTTAAAAAATCCAGTTACATTGACAAGTGAGGACAGTAATACATTAAAGGCAATAAATGACGTATATAAGAGAGGCAGATTTAATTCTATAGATAATAAGATACTGGACAAGATGAATAAATATGGAATTGCAGCAGAATATCTATTTATAGATAATAATGATATAATACAAAGTAAAATAATACAACCACAAGACTCATATCCAGTATTTACAGATAGCAACGATTATGTTTGCTTCATAGAGCATTATACAATCCAAGCATCAAGTATAAGTTATTATACAGTATATTATCCAGATAGAGTGGAAGTATGGGACAATAACGGTGGTAATGGATTATATTTAAAGAATACATATAAGAATTTAAGTGGACTACCAGTGCTATATATCAAACAGGAGAACGAAGAAGATATAACACAAGGTAGATCAGATTTAGAAGATTATGTTGACTTAATAGATAAAATGGAAGAGTTGTTGAGTAAATATCATGATTCATTCTATAAATTCTTAAATCCTATTCCAGTTACTAAAGGAACTAAATTAAATATAGATTCTAAGGGCAACGGAGCAATAGATAAGAATATAGTTGGCAACTGCTTACAATTAGATGATGGTAGTAGTTTTGAATTGGTGCTATCTAAAATGGATATAAACAGTTTAAAGGAAATGTATAAGATACTTATGAATAGTTTGTTAGATATATCCATGACTCCATCTATAGCCATGAATGGCAGTAGTAATCCTGCTAACCTAGCAGAAGAATCTATTCGTATGATGTATACATTGCCAGTGCTTAAAGGCAGTATGAGTGCTGAATACTTGAAGCAAGGATATTACAGTAGATGGGAACAAATTGAGAAGTTATTACAATATAAAGGTATTAATGTTGATGGATTATTGGATTGCACATTTAATATGAGTATACCAAGCAACGAAACTGAATTAGTAAACAACATAGTTAATCTATATAATAATAATCTTATGAGCATTGATAGTGCTATAGAACATTCTCCATATGTTAATGATATAGAGACAGAAATAAAAGCAATACAAGCCAATAAGGATAATAACCTAAAGGATAGTCAAGATATGAAGGATGGTAATATAACAGAGTTAAAATAAATACTAGAAATGTCTTATTTCTATAGTATTATATAAAATAAAAAGATATATTTATAGATTAGAAATGACGAAATATAAGCAAAGATGATATGTAGTATTAAATAACTCTTTTTAAGTTTTCTGTTATGGTTTGTCAACTTTTTAAAAAAATTTGGTTAACAATTAAAAAATTTAAGTAATTAAGTATTTATATTTATGTCAAGATACCTTAATATAATGAATCATATTAAATAGGTATACAAAATATACATAGATATGCAATAATTATGTAACTTTATACATTAACAATAAATGGAGAACTATACTATAATTAATGTAATAATAGGCAATAAAAGGTAGAATAATTACCAATTTATCGTATTCTCAATAAGGTTAATGTAGTTGTAAAAAGGTGAAGTTGCTATAAATCCAGTAATATCAATGGATATAGCATATTTTTATATATGTTACAACTTCGCAAAAATAATATTTAGCGAAGTTGTAAGTCAATATTTTATTAAATGATAATATTATCATTTATAATCAATGCTTAATAAATGTATAAAAATGAATAAAGTATTACTTAAAATTTTGATTTTATTATGAATTTATTGTTATATTCAATCCCCCTATTCTTTAAAATTAAAATTTAGTTAGTTCAATTTTTCACACACCAAAAAAATTAGTGATTTTCAAGAGGTAAAAATTATCCCTTGATTTGAATGTTCTACAAGGACTTTCAATGCTTTAAGGAAATTATTTTCTATTCTATTTCTAAAATTAGATCAATTTTACTATAGTTTACAAAATTATAAACGATATATTAATAAGATATTAAGGAAGTGATTTCATGTGTTAATAGGAATAGTAGTTATAATTTTATTTATAGTGCATCTAGTAGTAGCAAAATTAATAGTGATGGATTGTAATAAACGTAATATGAATATATATGGATGGGGAATATTTACATTATTCTTGCCTATATTTGCAATTCTAATATATTTAGTTGTAAGGAATCCTAGACAATATTATTAATTGTGTGATATTAAATTTTATTCTTCATAGAGCCATTTTAAGGTACTTTATTTTTCGTGGTATGTAATTATACTTATTCAATTTTTAGAATACCTTAGAATTGATTTTTAAAAATATTGAGGTGCTGAAATCAAGTAAAATCAAGGGTTCTATTTTTATAAATTTAAGGGTATAGGGTAAATGAAAGGAGATTTTTATGATAACTGATAGTTTTAAATATCCTACATTTATGTACAATGGCAAAAAAATTATGTGTCAAATAAGTAGATGGAACGATACTTTGAGAATAATAACTGAATATAAAGAAACATTTGTAGAAGCAGATTGTTCATATAAAAAATATAAAGATAACATGAATATAATTGAACCTATAGTTATAAAAGAGTTAGAAATAATTGATAAAAAGGGTAAAAAATATTATGAGCAATATAAACTAATAGATAAGGTCAAATAATATTAGTACAAAGTACCTGAATAAGGTACTTTTTTATTACCTAAAAATTAAAGCCGACAACTTGTTGGTATTAAAAGAAAGGAATGATAAATTTGACAAACATAGATAGATTGAAAATGGAAATAGAAGGAATTGACATTGAAGATGATAAATTGAATGTTTATTTAGAGGAGAATAATCTTGTTGCTACTGAAGAATATTCTCCATCTTCTAATATAAATAAAAAGAATATATATAGAACTGCACTAGCAATCCTGGAATCTATAGCAAATAATCCATCATATATGAGAAATCTAAAAAATGATGATATGTCCATAACTCAATTTAGTGAGAATTTAAACAATAGAATAGATTCATTGACCAGGAAAATTAGATTAATGAGTGATAATGATTCAGACGATGGAACTGGAGCAAGTTTTGTGTATCTATTTACGGACTAAAGAGGGTGATAATATAATGGTAGAGAATTATTTTAATGTAAATGAAAGTTTTGATTTTATGTTGCAGCAGTTTGGGGAATCAATAAAAGTAGATAATGTAGATAGAACTGCAATTATACATAGGAATAGCAATAAGAATATAGAAGAATTAAAAATATTATGTAAAGATCCAATAGAAAGAGGTAATATTGTAAAATATAAAAATAACAATTATATATCTATGGATGATACAAGTAATATAAGATATAGTACATATTATAAGGCTATAATCCAAAGATCTAATTATAATATTAATTTTGCTATAGACAATGTAATTTTCCCTGAGGTTAGTATAATTACAAATAAATCCATAGATTTAGAAACTGGGCAGTGGGTAATATTACCTGCAAATAAAACATTGATTACTGTACAAGCAAATAGTATAACTAATGGTATAAAGGTAGCAGACAGATTTATTAAATTTAAACAGGCATGGTCTATTGAGGGAGTAGACTATACTAAAAATGGTATTTTAGTCATACAAGCAAAACAAGATACTATACAAAGTGGGGATGATTTAATTAATGAGATTCCAGCAGGAGCAGCAACATATAATCCTATCGTATCTGCAACGCCTAATCCATTAAATGTAAATATTGATAGTACTGTTCAAATTACTTCTACAGTTACTGTAAATGGAACAAATGTAGAAAATCCTACACTAATATATACATCAAATAATAAAGATATAGCAACAGTAGATAATACTGGATTGGTTACTGGAATATCTGAAGGTAATACAAATATTACAATATCTTATGTAGGAATAGATGATAATACATATTCAACTACAATTTCTGCTAGTGTAGTAGCATTACCACAACATAATTATACTCTAGAAGTTACTCCATATGATGATAGTTATTGGGATGATGATACTCATACAAGTGTAACAATAAGAGATGGAGATAGTTGTGAATTTAATGCTATATTAAAAGATAATAGTAATATAATTTCTGATGCTAAATTTGATTTTAATATTGACTATAATGGTAATGCTACAAATATATTAGGATTCAAGATAGATAGTGATACTAAATGTACTATTACAAATACAGCATATCCATATGTTGTATATTTGGAGTGTAAATATAGGGATGATAATACAATAATAAATAGAATAAAAATTAATTTAAAAGCATTGTGGTAAAATTTTACCTTGACAATATAATCCATAAAGAGTTATTATAATCCTATATTAAATAAGAAAAATATCTAAAATTAACATATCTATATATCTAATTTCTGTGTTGGATAAAGTTTCAAGAAGAATAGTAAATGAAGTCAAAGGTGTAAATAGAATAGTATATGACATAACAAGCAAACCACCTTCAACTATTGAATGGGAATAAAAGTAAAAATTCATATAAATGTTGATATAATATGATTTGTAAACATCAAAATCGAAAACTTAATAATATAAATGTGAGAAGGCATTAAGAGTTATTTATGTCTTTTCATGCGCTAAGTCTTTCTAAAATTAGTAATGGAGTAAAGCTGAATTCAATGATTAGAAATGCATGTGAATTTGCTTTACTCTATTTTTTTATAAAATCTTTTCATTTAATAGTTACTTTTTTTCTATTTAATTTTTAAATTATGCTCATGGCTAATGACATTTTATAAAACTTATTTTAAGTCAAAATTTTCAATGGTATTACCTAAGATTAAGCATTATTAACTTTAGTTATATTATATATAAAAAATTTTTAAGATATGTCACTAAAAAAAGTATTTAAATACTTAAAGAAATACTTGAAGCATTTTATATATTGTGATAAGATTTTAACTAAGGTGGTAATACCATCAAATAATATTTTTGTAGAAATTAATCAAAACAATAGTTATAAAATGATATTCTGTAAAAATTTGTAGCTATTTAGACATTGATTTCTTGAAAATGGCTGTTATATGGACTTATAGAGCCATGTCTGTATAAAAATAAAAATGTTATATATATATTCAATATAACGAAAAGTCTAAAAATTTTTTGATCGTTTTTTAACAATCAAAAGGATGGCTATATTGCTTATTAGAACAAAAAATTGATTTTTGCAATGACTGAACAGTTACAAAAATTTAGACA